ATCCTCTCGATGCGGACAAGGTGAAAGCCTATCAGAGCCAGATGGTTGCTTCCAAGGGGCACATGGTAAAGTGGGAAAAGACTCCGCTGGAGAAATATGCCGAAGCGGTGCCGGAATTTGCGCTTTCCAGAGCCATTGAACTGAAGGAAGAATTGCCAGCCGCGACGTTTGAAGTGGAATTTCTGCACGCGGTGCCTGACCCGTTTTTGATACTGGTTTACGGTTCGGAGCGATTCTACATCGACGTGTGGGACGAGCCGCTGTTCGAAGGTCGCCGGACGGTTTAAGTGGGTTACTACCAAGGCGAACTCGGCTGGCACGAAGTCATCAATAATCTTGACCGGATGCCCAAGCAGCGCGAGTTTATTTCCAGCAAAGCGTTCGGGTGCGCGTACGTCGGCGGTGAAGGGAGCGCCAAAACAAGCGGATTAATGGCCGCTTGCATCCTGAATGCGGCCGACGATCCAGGCGGAATGAGTCTCGTTGGCCGTTTGAACATGCCTGCCCTCGAAACCACGACCCTGCAGACGTTTCTGGAGCTGGTACCCGCGGAATGGGGCACCTGGGCGGAAGCAAAGAAGATCTGGACGTTCGAAAACGGGCATCAAGTGCTTTTCCGCCATCTCGACATCACCGACCCCAAGGTGCAAGGGCATATAAAATCGCTGAATTTGAGCAAAGCGTACGTGGATGAAGCGTCGGAAGTCGATGAAAAGGTCATTTTGCTGCTGGTCGGTCGTCTTAGGCGGAAAACGAAGTCCAGGCGCATTTTGAGGCTTGGAAGTAACCCTGCCGGACACGATTACATGTGGCGGTGGTTTTTCGATCCGAACCGGAAGGACGATTGGAAGCGGCTATATCACGGCATTTCGGCAAGTTCCATGGAAAACGTGTTTTTGCCGGAAGAATACCTGGCCAACCGGCTTGCCACGTACCCGAAGGACTGGGCAGACCGGTTCATTTACGGATATTTCACCGATTTCACGGATTTGGTGTACAAAGAGTTTACGGAGCCATCGCATGTCTACGACGACACCGAAAATCACGCTATCTTCGGAGGTCAAAACCTGCCTCCTTCTGATTGGCCGGTTATCGTTGGCATGGATATTGGAAGCGGGTCAGAGGGTGATCCGTGGGCGCTGCCGATTATCGCTGTGGCTCCGGATGGTCGCCTGTACCAATTTGCTGAAGTATACGGAGTTGATCTACGAATTGCACCCATCGCCGCCGAATTACAAGGATATCTTAGTGGACGAACGCTTGAGGGACTTGCTTACGACTTTGCGCAGCGAGCTGCAGCGCAAGAGTTAGAGGAGCACGGAATAAACGGCGTACCGGCAATGAAAGAGCGCCGCCCTGGCCTCTTTAAGACCGAGCAGTACATGCACATCGACACGAACCTCACGCATCCCTTCAATCCGAACATCAACGGTTCCCCGCGGTACTTCGTCGCCTCTTCCTGCCAGAACACGATACGGGAAATTTCGGGCTATAAGTGGCCGAAGGACCGTTCCGGGCAGCCCAAGAACGATTTCACGACCAATCACGAAAACTCGCACATGCCGGACGGAATCAGGTATGCGATACATACGTTTCGCCCGCTGCCCATGGAAATTGTGACCGCGAAGAAGTGGGACAAGCCCGGCCTGCCGATTATGAGTAAAATCTTCTGGCAGCAGAAGGAGGTGGCGGATCAAAAGCAGGCCAAAGTGGAACGCTGGAAAAGGACTCCTTTCCATTCTTCGAGAAAAGGACTATTCTCACGTCCAACATGATGTACAGAAAACAGCTTTTGCGGTGAAGTGGATTTTTTGGCTTTTCGGTTTGATGGGTTCCGCCTATGCCCAAGGCGTTCCCTTTGCTGTGACTCCTCCCGCACCTAATTCCCAGATTACGGTCTGCGGCGCGCCGGCACAAGGCGGCAATCCCTGCACGAATCAGATTCCCATTTATGCCGATGTGGCGCTTTCGCAGGTCATACCGCAACCTGCTTCACTCGATGCCTCTGGAAATTTCACATTTTTCTACGATCAGGGTTCCGCGCCCGTGCAAGTGCAGATTACTGGCAGAACCGATGTCATTTCGGGCGGTGGAAGCGGATCGGGTATTTTCGCAGGTCCGCGTCCCTGGATTGATTGCTCCGCTTCTCCCTACAACGCCCCCTTTACGCTTGGCGCCACCGTGCCCACCGTGAATGCCGGTCCTGCCCTGCGTGCGTGTATTGCGGCCCTTCCGACGAGTGGCGGAACCATTCGCCTGAACCCTGGTCGGTATGGAATTTCCACGGCTGTAGCGGATACGCAGAACGCGCAGGTAGCCATTAATCTTGCACAGAAAAACGGTGTGCGTCTGGAGTGCGGCACTTCAGCCGGTATCAATCAGTCTGGAACATCTTCCCGGCCCTGCTCCATCGAGCTGATTACTGGAATCCCCGCAGGCACGATCGCCATTGAGTGCGGTCCTTACACGGGATCGGGCGGCACCTATGCCGGTCCAAAGTTTTCCAACATTACGGTCATTGATAACACGGCCACGGGCGGCGCAGGCTTTGCCATGAAGGATTGCTCGGATGAAGTGTTCGAGAGTCCTGCAACCGATGGATTCACCTATGCGGGTCTTTCCGCACCGGCCACGCCAACAGTCACGGCGGTCGCAGGCGGCGCGCTTGGCGCAACTGTAACGGTATTCGTCCAGATCGCGCACCGTACCGGATGGGGCACTTCCCTGCCCTCGGCGGAGACTTCCGCCACGACGGACGGCACCTGCCCCGGCTCCGGCAACTGCACGGTGCGGGTTGCCCTGCCTGCGACTCCTGGCGCTCCGGCGCTCGACGCAATGGTGTATGCATCCACCGTGACCGCGACGGAAGTATCGCAGAACGCTTGCTGTACGGGCGCAGCCTACGGGACGAACTTCGACATCGCAGCCGCGCCGAGCGGCTCAGGGTTGCAGCCGGAAGTTTCCAATCATACGCGCGGTACGGGCATCGTTTTCACCGGCACGAACGGATGGGGCAACTCTACCGGCTTCGTCAACCACGCGATGATTATGGATTTCCGTTCAGGGAAAAATACGCAGATGGCCTTTGCGCACTCGGCGCAGGGCGTCACGGGCGTCAACTATTTCAATGGCGACATCATCTGCAACGCCACGACCGCAGGACAGCCGTGCAGCGTCATCACCGACAACACGCAATTTTTCGGAACGCACTGGGAAAGCGGCACCGGGCGGATCTTTCTTTCCGTGGATGGCACGAATGCGCACCGCGCCCGCGGCTTTGGCGCATACGGGATTTTGATGGAAAGCGCCACCACCGGCATCAGCATGACCTACACGGCTGGCGCCAAGATTTTTGCGCACATGACCACGATGACGAACGGCATCCTGAACGATAGCCATTCGGGAACGAACGAATACCACCTAACGTATGCCAGCGGCACGATCACGAACCCGATTGTGGACAATGCCCCCGGAAACAACTTTGCCTGCGCCAACGGTTTTTGTGGGGGAATGTTTAGTGCCCTGACGATGGGACCTGCGGGCGGCGCAGGGAAATTGCTGTTCTCGCAGACTGCGCCCACGATTTCCTCAGGGTTCGGCTCCAGCCCTACGATCTCCGTCACCAATGGAACCGCATCGTTCCGCGTGAACGTAGGAACGGGCGGGGCGGCTTCGAGCGGCGTGATTGCCATGCCAACCGCCTCGGCCGGATGGAATTGCCAAGTGAATAACATCACCGCAGCAGCCGCGCATCGCGCAGATAACACCCGGCAAACGGCATCCGCAACCGGCACGGTGACGGTTGAGAACCAAACCACCAGCACCGGAGCAGCCGTTGCCTGGGGAGCCAGCGACATCCTCTCATTGAATTGCGGTGGAAATTGAAACTGGCCGAACTGAAAGAAAAGATTGCCGGAGCGTGGCGCAGACAGAGAAGCGAAAAATTCTCCATTCCGACCCAGTGGAGCGAACATGCGCCTGCTGCGCCTCCCATCACCGTCATTGAGTGCCCTTCCTGTAAAAAGCAGTACGAAATGAAAGGTTTAATTCCGCTATCCGCCTATCAGGCAACCGTGGTTTGTGAGTGCAAGGAACCCATGGAAGTGTTTCTGGACAAGCATGGCAACATGAAAGCGATTAAGCGCGGGTACAACACCTTATGAGTTTCTTCCGTCCACCGACGATCTATAAGCAGGGCAACCCGCCAGACCAGTCCTCGACTTCGCTGGCGGGCGATCAGGTTTTCCCGATTCCCTGGGTCGATGATCTGTGGGTCGATATTCAGAATCATCTGGTGAAACGCTGCACGTCGCAGAATCCCTATACCTGGGTTTCCATTGAAGGCGGCGGCGGCGGGGGCGCTCCGACTTTCGATCAGATCATGAGCGGAACCAATATTTCCGCTTTCATGGTTGTCGGAACGGGCGCCACACTGGGGCATTCGGGAACCGGTGTTGTGGACGCCACGGAAATCAATGGCATTCCGATTACCGGAACGCTCACGCACGCGGGACAAATTCCCATTTCACAGCCGGGCAATACAAGCGCGGTCTGGGCCGATCCCTTGGTGCAGGGCACGCAAGCCAACGGCACCGCGGCCAGCACCATCAATCCCGTGCTTGTTTCGGGCGGTGGACCGGATACCAATCCGCACCAGCTTTCCACCGACAACTCGGGAAACCTGAACACCGTGGTCAGCGGGACCGTGGCGGTATCGAACTTCCCTGCCACGCAACCAGTCAGCGGCACCGTAACGGTTACGCAAGCGACGGGTACGAACCTGCATGTGGTGAACGATGCGAGTTCTGCTGTTATTGGCCATGTCATCGCGGATACAGGTTCCACGACCGCGGTAACTGGCAACGTAACGGTAGTGCAAGGTACCGGCACGAACCTGCACGCAGTCCTTGATGCTGGCAGCGCAGTTATCGGGCATGTCATTAACGATGCCTCATCAGCCGTCATCGGGCACGTCATCACCGATACGGGTTCAACTACCGCAGTCACAGGAACGGTCGCAGTGAGCGGTACAGTTACCGCGAATGCCGGAACGAATCTAAATACTTCCTTGTTGGCGCTCGAAGCAGGCGGCAATCTTGCTGCCATCAAGGCGGACGTAGACAAACTTCCTTCGCAGGGTCAAGCACTCGCTGCGGCTTCCATGCCAGTTGTTTTGACGGCGGCGCAGATCACGACCCTTACGCCGCCGAGCACTGTCACGGTAACGCAGGGAACGGGAACCAATCTTCATGCCGTCCTCGACGCAGGCGCAGCGGTCATCGGCCATATGATTGCCGATACTGGCTCGACGACCGCCGTAACTGGCAACGTGACCGTGGTGCAAGGTACGGGCACGAACTTACATGCGGTGCTGGATGCCGGGGCCGCCGTCATCGGGCATGTCATCAATGATGCCTCTGCAGCTGTCATCGGTCATGTCATCGCGGATACAGGGTCCACGACCGCAGTTACTGGAAACGTAACAGTAGTCCAGCCAACCGGGACGAACCTGCATACCGTACTCGATGCTGGTGCCGCAGTGATCGGGCACGTTATTGCCGACACGGGATCGACAACAGCCGTAACGGGAACGGTTACGGCGGCTGGCAACCTGACCAACAACAACGCCGCTCCTGACGCAACGAATATCGGAACTCTACCAGCTCTTGGAAATGCCAATTCTCCCACATGGACGGAAGGCGATCAGGTTCTAGAGTCCGTTGATCTTCACGGCAGCCAAAGAATTATGGGCGGAAATGTCCCTGAAGTTACCGGGTCATGGACTTCCGCCACGGGATCGAACACGGCAATCACCCTGACCAATATTATCGGCTATGCCGGTATCGCTGTTTCTTGGAGCGCCACCGCCACAATCACCGCAGGAACCATCACGTTTGAGGTTTCCGATACCACGGCGGGAACCAACTGGTATCCGATTGACGCTACGAACATAAAGACGCGCGCTGCGTTGAATACCGGAAATGGCACGCAACCGCTTTCGGCAACAAATCAAGGATTTCAGGTTGACGTAACCGGATGGGCTTCGTTTCGGGTGCGGTTGTCCACCGTAATTACCGGGACCGGCACAGTCAGTATCGGCGCGATGGCGACCCAGCAAGCGCCTTCGCAGGGTTCGGCTTCGATTCAAAGTGCTACCAGTTCGTTTGCGATTGGCGATAACACGTCGAACGTCGTGCCGCTTCCTGACCCCGGTTTTAATAACGCTCCTCTTTTCGTTGCTCAATCCGTCTATGGTGGAGCCTTTTCGGGAACCACGGATGCTGTCCGCAAGGGTTGGAGCAAGCAGCGTACCCCAACCGTTTTCAGAGCAGCCATTGCAACAGCCTCCGGCAATACCGCTGTCTGGACGCCAGGAGCCAGCAATAAATTCCGCTTGCTGAAGTTTCAAGTCACAGTAGTAGGAAATGCGGCATTTGCCACCACCGCAGGCACGGTTACGATCACGTTTCAAGATTCCAGTACGGATATGAATGTCAAGTACGTAATTTTTGT